TCTCGTCGTAACGAAGGGATGAGCAAGCGCCGACACTACGATAGTGGGAAGCGTGACGTTGATGCTGCCCGTTATCTGGCTTTCCGCAGCTGACGCATGGCCTGCCCTTATCGCGCTCACGAATGAACGCATTAAATGCCGCCTGAGCCTTCTTGTGGAAAAATGAAATATTTTGCACCGATTTTAAGCGCTCTAAATCGCGTTCTCGCGAGACCTTTTTCATAGCTTTCTCATTGCGTGACTTATCGAGTTTAATCTTCTCTATGGCCTTCTCCTTGCGCTTATTCGCATATGCTATTGCGTGTTGCATTGTGCAGAAAGAACCAGCAGGCACCTTAACCATTCCTTCTGCCGCAAAATAATCACCACACTCTTTGCACTTACGCTTTGAGTTGCTCACCGCTCCACCCCGTAGTATTGGTCATAAACAACATCACGAAACCTGATGCCATGCCCTGCGCCAAAGGCGGAAATATACTCAATCAGGCTAGCCATGCGCGACACGCTCATTGATGCGCTGCTCTCCCTGATGCAAATCAACTCACCCTCAATGCCTGCTATGACTTCACCCTGGCCGCCAGTGGCAATTGAGTGACCGGAAATCAAAATTACCTTCCACTCTTCTGCCGTGCGCGCTTTACCCGCGAACTCAAATTTTGATGCGGCAATGTCAGCAAACATCGCATGCAGTTTTGCATTCTGGTCAAGCGTTCTGCTCTTTGGCTTAACCTCAACAATCATGGGCCTGTCTTTTGATGCGGGAAGATTTAAAATAAATTCAACTGCATTTCGCTTTATCTGTTCACTGATTAAATGAAACTTGGTCTTTGCCATCACATCCACTCTTTTTTGCTTTTGCCAATGCCCTGTGAGTCACGTTCATTTTCAGCAACTCGGTAGGCGACTTCCTGCTGGTCAACGTTAACAAAGTGCCCATTCTGCCAACCCATATAGAATGTACCCGGCTCTCCATGGCGGTACTTAGCGACTATGATTTCAGCGATACCCTTCATGCGTGAATTCTCGTTATGCACCTCATCGCGATAGGGGAAGATGATTGCATCAGCATCCTGTTCGATAGAGCCTGAATCTCTGAGGTCCTGGATTATTGGGCGCTTGTCAGCACGAGAAGCAACGTTACGGTTTAGCTGAGAAAGCAGGATTACCGGAACATGATACTGGAGCGCAAACTTCTTCAGCTTTCGGGTTATGTCTCCAATTGCAATATCGTTACGCTCTGCCTTTTGCTTGATGATAAGCCCAAGATAATCGACAGCCAGAAATGCCAATCCTTTTTCACCACGAGACAGCCGTTCTGCATGAGCAATAATTTCATCAACGCTCATCGTCTGGTCAATCACGTAGTTGTCCTGCTCATTAAGTTCTGAAATGGCCTGAGACATTCGGCCATAATCCTCATCGGTCAAATCAAGAGGGTTACGAAGCTTTCCTACCGGTAGTCTTGCTCGGTCAGCTATGTGTCGTTCCGCAACCTGCATTTCTGACATTTCCATTGATACGAACAGGCCAACACCACGCTGCAGACCAATGTAATTAGCCATCATCACAGCCAGCTCGGTTTTACCCATGCCAGGCTGCCCAGCAATAACAATCAGGTCAGTTCGACCAAACCCGCCATATTTATCATCCATTGGCTCAATGCCAACCTTCAGGTAAAGTCCAGATTCAGCACCCTGCAGGCGACGCTCAAGAACCTCAATCCAGTCAGGAAGGATTTCTGAAAGCCTACGAGGTAGCCTGTCATTAGATTCCATCTCAAGACCACCGACCAGCTTTGCAACCTCTCGCATATTTTCGTTGATGTTTTGCGTATTCGTTTGGTCTAGCAACTCAAGCGCGGCGATCATGTTTTGCTTGGCAACACGAATCATCCACGCCTGACGAACACGCTTGGCCCATGCTCGCATGTTAGATGCAGAGACGCAGGAAGTTGAAACGGTCATAACGTGATCTCGAAATGACTCATGAACCACATCACGAACAGTAAAAGGGTCAGTTGGTTCGCACTGCTTAATCAGTGATGAGACTGCCCGGTACATTTCACGCAATGCAGCGTTAGCAAATGCCTCCTGCGGCAGCTTGCTGATAATCTCATGCGTATCAGGATGGTCGCCGTTAATCATCATTGATGACACTAGCTGCGTTTCAAAGTCTAAAGAATCCATCATTGCCCACCTAAAATTTCATCAATCTTTTGCTGAGTAAGCGCGGTCGCTATGCCGTACTTCTTACCTTCAGGGTTTTCGCCCATAGCCCATTTCGTCGGGTGATAGCCCTGACTGATGTAACCGTTGATAACAGTGTCCATATCGTTTGGCTGCTTACCTAGCTCCTTGCACATTTTCAGGTAAGATCGATAAAGCCTGATTAATCCCTTCTCAACCGTGTCGGTAATGCTCCTAATTTCTGGCAAGCCAAATTGCTTTGCCTTTTCGTTCCATGTTTTTTTTATCTGGTCTTTTTCGTATTTAAACTTTGAAGTCTTAAGATTGTCATCGACAGATGGCACTGTTTTTAAATCTTCTACTTCTACTTCTACTTCTACTTCTAGAGGGACTTTCTCGGACAATGTCGGACTTTCTCGGAGTTTATGATTTAATTTAATTTTATCTATGTTTCTTCTAACAGCCTTAGCTGTAAAGTCATCGCAACGTTGAGCTAATTTGAGGCAAAAAACTCGACCATCGCTGTTATCAAAAAGCTCTAGTTCGATGAACTTCCGCATCATCTCCTGAACCTTTTGCACTGTTGAGCCAGTATTCCTTGCGATTACCCTGCAATCATGCTCAAGCTCGAAAGTAAGCTTATCGCTTGTTACGTTGGTTGCAATCAGCTCTAGGCAATACCAATAAAGCCCGTAACCTTCCAGTCCATAATCGAGCAGAACCTCCTGCAGTTTTGCATCCATGTTTGCATCAGTGTCATGTTTAAACCATTTGATAAATCATCTCCTCAAAAGGCAATGCCTTTTAAATTGAACTTACTCACCAAGAGCAATAAACTCAGAAACCTTTAATCCAAAGTATTCTGAAAGCTTGATTACCGAACCCATTCCCAGGTCATTTGACTTGCAAATCTTATGCACGTATTGGGCTGACCAGCCCATCTCCCTTGCAAGGTCTGACTTCTTCATGTCCTTTTTTGCAAGAGCTACTTTTATGGATAATCCAACGTTCATTAACGACCCCTCTGTGTTTGTTTTGTGAATGCTAACCCAAAGTGGTAGACGTTGCAACAATACTTTAGGTTTAAAAAATTCTTGCAATCCATCTACTGCGCATGTAGAGTTTCTGCATCACAACAAGAGGGTAACAACATGAGTGACATTGTTAGTTTTGTTAAGCAACAGGAGCCTTTTTTCACTGGTGCTTTATCAACAGAGGTGGTGAGCTGGCAGAAAGAAAGCCAGTTTGCGATTCAGTACTTCCAGAAGAATGACTATCTGGCAAAGACGGCTTTATCCAATCCAATCAGCGCGCAGAACGCGATTATCAACGTGGCAGCTATCGGCATCAGCCTTAACCCGGCGAGCAAGCTGGCTTATCTGGTTCCTCGCGATGGCATGGTGTGTCTGGACATTAGTTATATGGGCCTGATGCACATCGCGATGGAGTCGGGTGTAATCCTTTGGGGCCAGGCTAAGCTGGTTCATGCCAATGACACGTATGAGTCAAACGGACTGGATAATGCTCCAACTCACAAATACAACGCATTCGGTGAGCGCGGCGACATCGTTGGGGTTTACTGCACCGTTAAAACCCCTGCGGGTGATTACCTTACCGAAGAGATGAGCCTTGCGGAAATCAAGGCGGTTGAGTCAACCAGCAAGGCTAAGAATGGGCCGTGGAAAAACTTCTGGTCAGAGATGGCGCGCAAAACAGTAGTAAAACGTGCTTCTAAGTACTGGCCCAAGGCTAAGCGGCTTGATCAGGCTATTCACGTTCTCAATGAAGAGGAAGGTGTCTGGACTGAACCATCCATGCCGCATAAGCCTGAAAAGGAAGTAATTGAGCATGAATCAGCTCAGCAGCAGGCGATTGTTGATAAGCTTTCAGCTTTGGCTGACGCAATGGCTAAGGCACAGGATGAATCCACATTGAAGTCACTCTTCGCCGAGGCTTTCCGTGCCAGCCAGGGCATGCCGCACCAGAAAGACATTCAGGCTATTTACACCGAACAGAAAGCACGC